GTCCAGAGTTTGCGTCTACCGAATCTTGCTGCGGCATCACAGAACCATATTCAGCAATGTACGCGGACAGAGCTGCCTCTACGAGCTTGAGCTGAGTAATGGCAGCATTGCGCTCACTGCGATACATCTTCGCTGGTTTCTGAGTGGCCTCAGACAGTTTTGTCTGAACCCGCGACAGCATCTGCTTCAGTGCCGCCGGGTGCATGGTCGATAGATCAACCCGCTTACCCAGATACGACTCAAGAATGCGAACTGTTTCTTCGGCGGTTTGTTTTTTCGATAATTGTTGAAGTTTCATGTGTGAATCCCTGTGTTTGCATATATTTAGCTTTTCTCACCTTTTTATCAATTTCAACTCCGATCACCTTTGCTGTGTGAAGGGTTTCAGACCTTTTAGCAATGATGACCTCCTTGAAATCCCAATCTTTCGCGTTGCTTATGAGACCGTTGAAATGATCGAGTCGAGCCAGTTCCTTGTTCATCTGTTCTGCGTAGTGCTGCAGGTAAATCGCATCTTGAATCAGACCATGGTGGTGTAAAATACACCATGCCACCGCTGTCGTGAGTTGTGGAAACTCGATGTCATACCCAAGCGTCACAACGCGGTTGGTTTGCTTCGTAATACGATATTTACCAAAAAGGTCAATCGCCTTTCCAGACTTTACGAAAAGGACATGCGTCATCTTCTTGAGTTCAGTTGTGCATATCTCATCAAGTTGTTCGCATATGCTTTCTCTAGTCGTCATTCATTACCTCGAAATGGATATTGGGTGAATCGCCGTACGGATTCAAGATCGGTGTGATTTGCACGTCTTCCGTCAACCCAGCAACAACCGGGATCCCAACCGTATCGGCCAACAAAAGGCCGATGTCAGACTTGTCGTCGCGAAACGCGTCGATTGGTGCTTGAAAGGTAAACGACCATGCCTTATCTGCCAGGTTCGAAAGAGCGGAGGGGGAGTCAACTACCTTCGGGGTAGTGATGCTCTCGGGCTGAATTCGTAGCGCAATAATCTGCGTCATCGTCTCCCAATTGCGTTGCTGATTGCGAGACGTAATCCAATCGCGCTCTGTAGTCAATACCAATCCCGTTTTTGTTTTTGTCGGAAGACATGCTGGTCTGAAATGACTCTTCACCCCGGTCTCAGTTATGTCAAAGACCGTCCAGCATTTAATTTTCATCATGTTGTATTTACATGTGGAAATCCCCGGAGGAAAAATTCCATCCGGGGATCATTTTTGGTTTAGTCTAATCTAGGATTAGAATGCCATTGCAGCAACGGTAGCAACCGTGCCCGAACCATCGCCGCCCAGGGCCTTGTCGACCAGGTCGGTCAAATCGCGACCATCGGAACCACCCGACATGATCAGGTTGAAAGCGGTGTCGATTGCCAGGGAACCGATAGCCTCAACAGTGTAGAACTGTTGAAGAGTACGGATAGCAAGGGTCTGCTCGTCAGCGGTGAAGTTGCCGCCACCGATACGGGTCAGGGTGTAGACTTGAAACTCGCGGCCATTGATGACCATCGAAGCAAGGGCAGTTAGTCCGTGGACTTTAGTTACGCCAGCCATAGTAATTTCTCCTTAATGTAATGGATTGTTTCATCCTACACTTATTTATGCGCGGAGGAGGAATCGCGTCACTTAAGGAGTATCTGGTGAAGGTCGGATTGCATGCGGCCAGCATCCCGCAAATGGGTACGAATGAGCTTGGTTAGCTCTTGCTGCTGGAGGCGATCTAGGGAATCATACTCACTGAGGCGTCTGCGGTACATCATCCATCGTGCCGGGAGGTTTTTGCATTCACGCTGAATCATCAACATCATCTCGTGATAGTCGTTGTCGATTGGCTTACCACGCTCGATGTTCGAGAGGACTCGTCGCATGCGTAGATACGGTAGCGTGATCGGGTACTTCCCTCGCAATGGGAACCTATCAGCATTCATGACGAATGCTATCAGGTTATATAGGTCGGGCTGAGACATTCTGAATCCGATGAACTCTGGGTACAGCATGACCTTGCCTGCGTATTTCGATGCCTTAGGCATGTCAATTCTAGTCAACAGCCCAAGAGCAAGCAGGTGAGCAAACATCAGTTCGACCAGTTTGTCAAACGAATACGAGTCGAGTTGATCGAATTTTCTAATCAACCTCGACTCGGTTAGCTCACCCACTAATGCCAACTTCACAGCGGGTTGTTCCGTGCGAAGTTGTGTGCTGAGAATCGAGTACGATCTACCAGCTTGACTGTGATGTTGTCCCGATTCAGGACGTAACCTTCTTGCCCTGGCTCACCGGCGACCGAGGCCTTGATCTCACGAGATACGGCATCAAGCTGACGAATGATTGCGGTCTTTGTTTGTGTGATGATCTTAAACAAAGTGAATGCCGCATCCATGCCCACGGTGTTTTCTTTGACGTGCTGAATCATTCGTGTCCGCTTGCCTGCGGCCAGTTTCACATCAGCTTGCAGCCACGGAATCAAGTCATCCCCGATCTGATTCAGTGTGTCGTTACGAACACAATAGTTGACATACTTCTTCAATTGTGCTACGAAGTCTGTAATCCTGTCAGCACGAAGAACGGACGGGTCAAACGTCGCGTTCAATGCATGCTTGTTGTATTCTAACTGGGCACGGAGTCTGCTAAACGCGGGCTGCGGCACTTGTAGGGCAGGAGTGTGCTTCATGTGCGTCGGAAGAATGACGGCCTCTGGAATTTGATTCAGCAGGTTGACCTGATCCCAGGGAATCGGTGGGGTGTTGGGCCCATTGTAGTAGGTGTGGATTGCAATACCAACCTGACTCGATTCGATATGCCTGCCCAGAATAGACGACCGAGAGATCTCGTAAGACACGGTATTGGGCATGAAGGTAAACACGCCGTTCTGCGGCACAAGCCGTTCTGTCCATAGCAAATCGCCCTGAACAAAGCCTCGGAAATCATCAGGAACAACGCGTTCAATGATAGGCCAAATGCGCTGGTACATTTCGATCAACTCACCGCGCTCGCCACTCCTCATCGACATGATGCCGATGATATCAGCAGGGGCCCGTGCCATACCGTTGTATGACTTTGCGTGAAACCCTGCCTTGTCGGTCAAGACAAAGCCCTGGTCATCACGCCCAAACAAGATGGCCGGCTTGCCGTCGAACTTCACCGTGATGAGGTTCGGGCGTCGGATTGCTAGCTCGAGAAGATCAATTGCCTGGGAGGCGCTGTGGGCCAAGCCAAAGACCATGTCTTCTAGGTGTTCAATGTGTGCGTGTTCCGCCAAGAGTACAGACTCAAAAATGGCTTCATACCCTCGATCGACAATTCGATCTCTTAGTCTGGATAAGAAGTAGTCATCGGGATCGTCAGTCTCTTCGGATTCGACTAGGTCGCCAAACGCCGGGAAGGCAATGCCCTTCCGCTCAAAGGTGTCAACCGCGTCCTTCACAAGCTCGTCGCGGTTTCGCTTGTTCGAAATCCGAAGAAGAATAGACTCTACGCTGGCCAGGTCATCCACTGTAGCGCCACGGCCGAGCAGGTAGCGCGCAATGCGAGCGGGATCCTTGGAAATCACCTCCTTGGTGGAGCGTGACATTAGGCCGTACTCTGGTGTTAGTATAGCATCTTGTGCTTTGGCAATGCTAGCCAAAAGGATGTTTCGGTCTTCGCCACTGTAGGTGGACCCTGGGAAAGCAGACAATCGGAACTTTGCGTATTCGATGTCATCGACAAACATGAAGTCAGTCTGAACAAACCCCTTCGACGGCATACCATTTATCGGCGTTTTGAAATGAACGGAGATTCCAGATTTCCTAATCCAATCAATTGGCTTGAGCCGATGGCTTTTACACCACTCGACCAAGCGCCGAATAAGATCTTCCTTTGACGTTTGATTTTTGTCGACCGCCACATCAATGTCGCCGGATGTCGGTTTCAAGCCGGTCGAGCCTAGAGTGTTGCCGTCTAATGGCAGTCCAGTCAGCGTCTCTAACCAAACGAGCGTAGACCGAACGTCAGTCTGTGCGATTCGCTTGGTTAGAGCCTTCCCGTCATCGTCTTTGAATACTGCTCCGCCCATTAAGAATTTCCTAGTCTAGGGGTATCGTTACGGTTTTGGTTGATCTTTGGTTGATCGTAGCGTGGGGCATTCACGCCCAACGCTTGACGTTTGAATCGTTCCAGTGCCTGCAATACAACAGGGTCCTGGATCGGTTCGTCGTTTCCATCGACCCATCGGTCCAAGACATCATCATAAGTGATAGATTGGATTGCTTCATTAGGGTCGAGGAGTTCGCCCTGTTGAGCGCCTTGCCTAGTCGCAACATCGGTCCCGTTGGCATCGCCGCCTGGCAATGGTTCGTTTGGTTCGATTGTGCCGTTAACCTCATTCGGGTCACCGCCGGACGGTGCTCGCGATTGTCGACGTCGGTCAGCAATCATCCGCAGGATCTCAGTGATGGTTGCCGCCACCTTCGATTCTGCGGTGTCGTAATTGTCGCCCTGTGAGATGTTGTCGTCGATCACTTCCCTGAACGCAGCTTCGGCATCGCGGCCGCGGTTTGCGCCGCGATAGGTCATGCGCAACAGTGAGTACGTCCACTCGAGAAGGGTGTCCTTCAGAGCGTCAGTGTCTGCATAAGGGCCGTTCTTATTATAGTAGGTCAGCCACTGTTTGTAAAACTTCTTGGACAAGACTTGCAGAGTATTTTCGCGTAGGTCATCCCGCTGCTGTTGCTTCTTCTGGGCAAGGTTGGCTCGTGCCTGATCTTTCGTGGACCCGGTGGCGCGGTCCATTGCCATCGCTGCGGCGTTCTTCGCTTTGTTGAAGAAACGCCCCAGCGCAGCATCTCCCGCTTTAGCTGTGGCGGTGTTGGATTTCATCGCATCGGCGACAGCACCCAACCACCCAGCTTCGTTCAGCACTTCATTTACTCTCATTGATCTTCCTTAGGGCTCTTTCGAACTTGCTCGGGTCCTTCGTCTTGATCGCATTCAGAAACCGCTTCATCAAGATGTCGGCGGTTTCTTCATCATACGTTTGCTCGATCTGCTCAATGAGCTGAATTGCCGTACCAATGATATTGGTAGATCGAGACTCGAGGAGGTACTTCGTATCATTAGGTGAGCATAAGGTGCTCAGCTCTTCTAGAAGACTCCGCGTTTTTCTTTGCATAGATATTGGACCTGTGTGTCAATGAGTATTTAGCGTTTGATTTGGTTGAGCAAACCTTTCAGCTTGGAGCCTTGGACGTTGCCGGCGACCTTCGCAAGTTCCTTCGTGTCATCGTCGTCATCATCGTCAGTCGCAGTGGAAGTGGATTGACGAATCGTGCCCATGATCGATGACTTTTGCTGATTGTGATTGTCATCGTCGTCTACATCTAGGTTGAAGATCCGCAATGTCTCGTTGTTGTAGCCGAGCTCAATCTTCATGCCCACGCCCGCTGACGAGCGTGTCTTCATTGCCTGGATTTGGTAACGCCCCCTCTCACGCATCGCTCTCGAAGTAAAGATGCCAAATACGTTGTCCGCCGTATTGATCTTAGAGATACCACCAGAAATGTGCGAGTGGTCAAACTCAATCTCTTCGACTGCAGAACGGTTGAGCTGCGATGCAGTGACACATAGGATGCCAAGCTCACCTGCGAGGTTGCGCAATTCCTCCGAAACATACTTGTCCTTGACGAACAGATCGCTCGGACTCACCTTTGCACTAACCGGCATCAACAAGTCAAGGTAGTCGATGCAGATAAAGTCAACTTTCCAGCCAGTCTGGATTTGCAGTTCTTTTAGGTACGCCCGAATGTCATTTACATTACTCTGAGCGGGCATGTACTTGACACGGAAGCTACCGTATTTGAACTTGAGTGCAGAAACTGCGGTCTCGACCTGGTCGATGCTGTTCAGAACTTTCCACGTCGGCACCTCTGAGAGCATGGAGTCGATCCGCTTGCTGCACAATCCTTCCGACAGTTCAAGCGTAATGTAGACACCGTTCAGCCCTTTCTCGAGCCAGTTCAGTGCAAGGTTCTGCATAACCAGACTCTTACCCGAGCCCGATCCACCTGCAAAAATTTGCAGCTCGCCCCGGTTGAACCCGCCATACAAGAGCTTGTCGAGTGCGTCCCACCCCGTGGAGAGCATCATCGTGTTGTCACGCAATGCCTCTAGTCGTTCCCGCACACCTACGAAATAGTCGGTGCCCAGGTCCTTCGTCAGCGCAATCTGCACCGCATCTTTGATGAGCTTCTCTACTGGCTCGAAGTCACCCTTCTCCAGTAGGTCAACCGACTTGCCGATGGCGCGCTCAAGCTCACGGCGCTTGGTAAACTTCTCGAACTCCTTCATGAACCAGCCTAAGCGACCCTCGTTCAGGGCGCTTGGCGGCAGGTCCGTGACTTTGTAATTGAAGAGTGCCGCAAGTTGCTGCGGCGACGGGAGTGTTTTGTGGTCGTCAGTATGTGTGGCCAGGAACTTTGCAACGTCCCTGAGGTTGCGGTCAAAGTTCTCTGGATTGTAAATGTTGCGGACCCGGATGAAGGCTTCCGGGTCAACGATCATAATGTCAAGAAATAGATGTTGTGTCTCGTAATTGAAGTCGGTTAGCACGTATTTTCCTTTCTAGTTGTTTTTTTGCCATCTCTACTCTGAGATGGTGGTGTTCAGCGTGCTGAACAATGGTGAGGATGGTCCCGATCAAACCATATCGACAAACCGCGTCATTCACGTCTTTGACGTCATACGGCCATGGTGGGATCGAGACGCTGTATTTACAGTCGAGTGCCTGATCAATCAAATTTAATCCAGACTTGTCTTGGTCAGGAACGACAATGATTTGCTTCTGGAGCTTGTTGAGCAGTTGGGCTTGAAGTGGAGATATCTCATTGTGCATGAGTGCCAAGCCGTTCACACTGAGCGCGTCAGTCAGGCCCTCGGTTACGATAGCATATCTCCATTCTGGGCGCTGAAGGTCTACCCCGAACACATACCCGGGCTGCGTCTCCATGTAAAATCGTGGGTTCTCATTGTCCAGGTACCGTTGAGCGTACCCGACGATCGCACCGTCATATGAGAATGGAATGACGACAGAGTCTCGTTTCCCGTAATGCTCAAAGTATGGATAGGAGTCTGGTACAAGATGCCTACTGAGGAGGTACTCGTGCACCTTAGACCCAGGCACAACCAGGTCGCCGGGGATCGACCCGGTGTATGGTGTGAACTTTCTGAGACGTGGGGCGGTAGATGCGACTGTTTCGACCAGACTGACAAGTGACTTTTGTCTAATCGACTCCGCCGCCATCATGTCAATTTCGTGGTCGGCGAAGCCTAAGGCCGACAGGAACTGTCGTGTCTTGTTGAAGAACGCGTCGCCCGTCGTGAATGATACTCGGAACTTGCAGTTGAAGCAATGATATTTGAAACCCTCGGCCATTGCAAAGAGCCCGCCCCTACTTCTTCGGTCGGCACGGTGGCCAAACTGAGTGCACATTGGGCAATTGCCTGTGATCCAGCCGGATGCGATTTGTTTTGTCTTGCGGCCCGTGCACCAGGCGCTATGGATTTCTGAGATTAGATTGTTCATGACTGTAATACATTATGAGTATAACACAGTCATGAGCAATGCGCAAGTTCAGCGGACAAGAATCCTGTCGATCGTACCTGCGGTAGTGGTGAATTGGAATCGAATGAAGTTGTAGAACCCAACGACGTTGATCACGTCTTCTGCCGTTATGCCTAGATAGGTTGTACTCGTTCCTGTGATGTCGGTATATGTGATCCCATCCACAGACGCCTGGACGACTACGTCGCCCTCAAACGCATTGAGAGTGAGTTGCACAGTCATCAGCCCAGTCTGGTAACCCTGGAACGCCGACGTTGTGGTCACACTCCCCATCGTGCCTAGGTCAGGGATGGTGATTTCTTTGGATGGTGCAAACTTAGGATAGGTCGAATCCAGCACGTCCATCTCTCCACGGCCGCCTGCCTCTTCATCCACAAACAGAGGTTCGTAAACGAATTCTCCTGTCGGTGCATCGAGGTCGTCAAGCACCGCTACCTTCCTGGTCAGGCTGAACCCACAGCGTTGAGCTGGGATTGCGTCCGTCTCTTTCGTCGTCACTGTAAGAGAGCACCGTCCTTGAAGAACGGAATCGTTCGTCAGCTCTTTCTCGAGCAACAGGACGTCCTCCCGACTAATGAGTCGAAAGACAATAGTCTCTCCTGTCAGGTCAACTGGCTTCTGATCTGGATTGAAGCAGCGGAACAGAATGGTGTTTTCAACACCACGAATAATTTTTAGGTCTTTTGCATACACTGGGCGCCACCTCACAATTGCGGTCGTGTCGGTATTTTCAAAGAATAATACCTCCTGTTTCTGATAATATAAATACATCAACGATGAGTACATTGGTTTCTCCGTTCTAGTATTTATGTCAACCGTATACACAAAACTTTCAGAAGATTACCCATTCATTACCCTATGCCGCTGTGGTTCTGTGGAATACGTCGGTATCGTTCAGAATCAAGATGACTTTATCACTACCATCTATGATTACGGGGCGATCTCGGACGCAACGGCAAAGAAACGATTCATCGACCTTGCAAATTGCTGGTGGTGGGAAAGCAACCGCACCACACCGATCAATATCTTCCTCGGTAGCGATTGGGCCGAATTCAAACCATATCTACGCACATTTAACAACAAGGATTTTGAAATCCTTCACGGTCCGTGCATATCACTCAACGCATTAGCCAAGCAGAAACGAACCCGCCGTAGGCAGATCACACTTGTACGGAAGGTGGATTGACATCAGTCGGCATAAGATCGACGCAGTAGTGCGAATATTTCAGAAGTAGATAGGTGCTGTGAGTTTCGAGCCTATCTAGCTCGTTCATCCTATACTCAGACATATCTCCACCACAGTCTAGGATGTCTCGGCAGAAATACATTGTAGTCAACCCCTCACAGATCCCCTCGTAGTCGCCATAGACTCCTCGATCTAGGTCGACCTCTGGATCTTCGATCGACGCTAGGAGTATCCCGTCCTCGATGCAACTGTAGAGTTCGATCAAGTCTTGGAGTTCTTCTGGGCAAATTGGTCGTTTCATAATACCAGTGCGTAATACGACAGAAGTTCGTCGTAATGAGCAATTCGTGCTTGGAATTCTGGTGCAGCGAGCTTATCCGGCCAAAATTGCGGCGATTTAATCCACAAGTTGTCCCACCCATTGGCGTAATAATCTTCCATGGTAGTGCGAATCTCATACAGCATCTTACTAAACGCTGTGAAGTCGCGAATGAATGCTGCGCGGTGTTCGGCCGAAGCCTCACTGACAGCGAACACCACCCTGTTCCACAGGATCGCATATCTGTTATGTATGAGTTGGACCGCGGCCTCATCATACAACCGTTCACCGACCATCATCACCCTGCCAGCCTGAGAAAGGTCAAGTCAATCTTCAGTTGTTCAGTGACAGTCGTCAGTTCTTCCGAACTCAGATACCGAAGATATTCTACGGTAGATGCCTCGTCATCAAACGGTTTTGATTCAAACTCAGACAGACGGACGTCAATTTCTCGGAGCTTCCTGAAATTGCTCACAAAAAGCTCATACCCGGGGCAAGCCTTAGACCCGGTTATATCCGACCACTTGTATCGGGCTCTACCCAAGGCCAGATATTCACCAAGGAGGGCCCTAATATCACTCGCTATCATTCAATATTCTCATGTGCAGCGCAACCAGAAACGCATAACTCACCGAGTGAGACCGCTTGAACGCATACGCGTCATCGCTCGTGTCCCAAATCGTTTCTGCAATTTCTTTCCATGGCTTACCTAGGAGGTGCTTCTTGGCAGGGCGAATCGCCGCCAAGAACATTGCCAACCTTGGAATAGAGTCGATTGGTTCTGGCTGTGCTTCGATTGTGTCGTACCACCGGTTAAGGTGAATGAGGCCCTCGACAAATTTCCTGTCTTTCAATCGTTGCCACGGTATGGGCAACGACATCAATCGCTCGTAATGAGCGGGGCTCTTAATCAAAGTATATACGTGAACGTTCAGAATGTCAAGCTTGTAGTAACCTGCGGCCTCTGCTGTTTTGTAGTCGATTGTGGCGCATTGATGCTCTAAGTCAACAGGTATGGGCGACACGTAGATACCAGAGTTGTGCGGCCTCGGACTACCTTCTTGTACCTGCATCGCTCGGACATGACGAATGAGCTTGAGAACCTCCTCGCGATTCGGGACGTCGATGTCGACGTCCGATTCACTCACCATCCGAATTCTTTCAGAGTCTCTTGAGCATGTTTGTGTTCGTTCGTGTTCAGACATAGTTTCCAGATATCCGGGTCAATGCGTTTCCATACCTTCTTGATCTGTTCTTCATCCAGCGAGTCTAAAAAGTTGACACCGCTGTCGCAACTGTAGACAAACCACGGCGACAATCTACCAGACTCAATCGCATCGCAAATCAGGTTAGGGTGGGCTAGTTCAAAGAATCGCACCCACTCTTGTTCAGTCCTCTCAGCCCACTTTAAGATGAAGCGTGTGCTTCTGTCGATCGCTGCGGTCATCGACTCTGCTGCCACGTATTGGTCTAGAAACTTCCCATACGTTTTGTCAGTCGCCCAGTAGTCAATCTTGATGCCGCTCTTCAAGACCCACGTCATAAACGCTTTGGGGGATGCGGCACCAATGTCCACGATGTATTGGCCCAGCTTGATGAACGCGTTGTAATACGGGCTCTTGTCAAAGTCGTCGTAGGTCCTGGGCTTAGAGGAAGGCTGCGCGTCTTTGTAGAACTGCTGGTATGCTTCGAACCCGATTCTAACCGCCGGTGTGGTCCGATTCTTGAATCTGTGCTTACCGCGGCAGGTATGCACAAAAAGGGTTTGTTCTTTCTGAAACCCTTTCTTGCAATACTCACAGGTGAACTGCGGCTCCGGTGGCTTTATGTCAAGGCTCTTGACCAGACTGTCTAAGGTCTTCTTTGATTTCGGCATCAGTAATCAGTTCACACATCACATCAATGTCCGACTCTTTCGCGTTCGGGTACAGACCGAGGAGTGTCTTCTTCTTGGCGTTGGTCTTCTTGTCAGCGTCCGCTTTCTTTTTGAACCCGATCCACGGATGTCTGACCTTCGACATACCGGGGCTGGCTGCAGCAAGACACAACCATTGCATCTTAGGATGCTTCGCAATGTCGAAGAAGCCCTCGTTTGCGTAATGGTTCGTGGCCAGCAGGTAGTACGACGCAAGCTCAAAATCACCGCTGACTGAGCTTGCATATCGCAGCATAAGGTATGGGGTAAAGGCCTTCTTCTCTTCGTCAGTCAATCTGTCGTAGAAGTCCCACTGCTTTTTGTCGAGTGCGCCAAGCACTCTGTTCAAGTCAAGCCTAGGCGCAGCCATTACCAAGCCTCTCGATAATTTACCACTTCTGAACTCCTTGAGATCTCTTTGGCAAAATACACGCAGGGTGGGTTCTCTTCATCCGTCAGCGGTACGGCCAGCATCTGGCCTGTCCGCAGCCTCGGCGAGAACCATGTCACCTCGTGGTACACATCCACGATCTCCACAGGTAGGAACGTGGGCATAAAGCTAGTCCGAGGGTTGAACTCGAACGCCTTAAATCCGCGGTCATTGAGAGACGTGAGGGGCAATAGCTCTAGATCGCCAAACTCCGACTCACCGATGAGCAAATGCCATTTGATGGGCATGCGCACCTTGTGTGGGCCGATTTGTAGGACGAGAGCCGCATCGGAAAACCTCTCAAGGAAAATGAGAGGGATATAATGATAGTCGGGGGAGTTTGGATCAGAGTTGTCGAAGACTGCGAATTGAACATCCACGTCTCCAGAAATTGTGCCCAAATCAAACGACTGATTCGTGTCTAAGTCTAAAACTTTCATCGTCACCTTTTGTTCTTCTTATTGTAGGGTGGGCCGGGCGCTACTCCGGCGGGCGACCTTCTCACGTCTCCCATCTGAGGTGTCCAGGGAGCCGGATTCTGAGGGCACCACCCCTCTCGGTTTTAACGTATTCGCCGTGGCTAAGTTATGTGGGCGCATCTCCACACCTTCCACTCTGTAATTATACACTCTGATTACGCGGCTGTCACGGCAACAGGTAACTTCTTGACAGAATACGGATACTCCGCTTTGCCATAGAATTTCTTCCGTGTAGTGAGGTGACGCTTGGCATACTTGCAGTCACTCGTAATGTCCCAAATCTGCACGTAATCCTTGTCCTCAGCGATACGCAATCCACGACCGATACTCTGGATGACACGAACAAACGACTTTCCAGGTTCAATGAGCACTAGGTTAAAGATCCTCGGGATGTTCAAGCCGACTGCGGCGATACCGTATGTTGCAATCAGAATGCCGTTGTCAGAGTCCGACAGTTCTTTGTACTCCTCCTTACGCTTGGTTGTCTTGTCCTTACCGGTCACAAAGGTAGACCCAGGTAGCAAGACGTTCAAAACCTCACCCGCTTCAATTCGATCGACGAGGATCAGCGTGTTCCCGCTCTTCGAGATCTCGACGATTTGGGATGCGATAGTGCATAGCCTATCTCTATTGGTCGTGAGATACTTCAGCTCACTCTGGTAATCTTTGTAGACAACGCCATCTTGGTATTGCAAAATGTTGACATGGCAGTTTGCAAGGATGCCCTTGTCTTGCAACTCGATCGCAGCCACCGCAGTGACACACGGCCCGATGCATACCTCAAGCGTGAGCTTGTCAAATTCTTGTTCCGGGAGAGTGCCGGTCAATCCCCATCGGATTGGCACGCCAGACAGGATGCCTGACAGCATCTCCTTCAGGACGTTTGCCTTTGCTGAGTGGGCCTCATCAACAATGATCGTGGAAATGTCTGCGAAGAATTTCTCCACGACGCTCGTATCGCCGCTGTCTTTTGCCTGCTTGATGATGGCATTGAGTGACTGCCACGTTACGATGGTGTGGGTTTTGTCAAGCTCTTTCTTGTCGCCGAAATAGACACCGACGTTGAGTTGGAAGTTTCGGTAGTCCTCTTCCGTTTGCACAACCAGGCTTTTGTTGGGTACGACGGTCAGCGTCCTACCATACTGCTCTGCTTTGTGCGACAGGATTGCTGTGATGACGGTCTTACCGGCACCAGTCGCAATCTCTCCCATGGATTGGTGATCGCCCAGGAACGCATTGATCGAACGAACCTGGTGTTCGTTCAGAACGATGGCCTGTCCTTCAAGACGATGACCAGCTGGCCAAGTTAGGTGGCTGTACGAGTTTTCGTCAACAGGCTCAAACGCAATGTCTGGGTGTTGGTCACGCCGATCCACAAGCTCAGGCTCATAACCGGCTTCGATCAAATCGACTAGGACACGATCTAAAAGCTTGACATAGGTATTACCATTCGGATGAAAGAATGGTACGCTGCCGTCCCATCTACCCAACCGCACCGCAGGTGTGTACTTCTTTGACGGGTCGATGAACTTGTATTTCTTTGTCAGCTTCTGCCGCATCACGAGCGACAGCCCATCAATCCTACAGTTTACTTCATCCTGCAAAATCACAAAACATTCTGACATTCTTCTTATATTTTTACCATCACATTTGGAAGCAGATGCACGGTGTTCTCCACCACGTCTGTCAAACTTCCCGCATCAAGATCAACTTGATGCAACATCGACCTAGTGTGCAACCAGCGTTGCGAAATGAATAGGTCGATGTGATCCATCTTTGCCAGCTTGACTAGCGGGCGTCGACGGTCCAAGATCTCCACGTTGGGGGCGTTGTAGAAGAGACCAGTGTCCTGCGTGTCGCGGACGTAGAATTTGATGTCCGAGTGCCCACGGACCAAATTGAGCATCGGAGTCACGTCGAGCGTCGTATTCGTAGGCACGACAAAGATGACTGACTTCGGAGCATAGGCGTTGATGAAATCGTCGAACGTGGCGAGCATCTCCCCCAAGCTCGAGAACGGTGTGGTGTATCGTTTCGTGTTTGGATCGTACGGCACCATATGCACGCACTTCTCGCCGCTGCAACTAAAGAACCGTTGGAGTGTGGGCTTGAACGTGTCTGCGACCGACTTGTCTACTATAACAGACGAGGCCTCCGCAAGTAAAGCGGAACGAAAGGTTTGCTCTTGCGGACGGATATGTGCAAGCAGAGACGGTGTCGCGTTCGACAGGAACCATGTGCCGTTGATCGACCGTAGGGACGGATACCAGTCCTCTATCCTATGTGACGACACAATGTCGAGCCACGCTTTCATGTTCGGTCCCCACTCCGGAGTAGATCCGAACTTCTCCGCGAAGTTGCTCAGCGTACGAAGATGCGAGAATAGCCTGGACGTGACCTGTATCTCCCACCCGTATTTGTCAGCGTGATACTGGTGCTTTAGATCGTCCGACGACAGCAGGTAGGATACGATACGCTCTGTGATCGGCTGCCGGTATGGAGCGTAGAAACAGATGACCGCTGGATCGCCGGCCACCGTCGATGGGATGAACTCTAGGTACGGGCGGGAGATGGTCTGCTTGATTGTGGTTGCCCATGCCAACAGAACTGGGTCGCCGGACCAAGCACCCTCGGCGATCTGCTTCTTGTGCTTGACGATGATCTTGTCGATTGTGGCGGCTTGAGCGGGCGTGATACTGCCCGCTGCCGCCTTGGTAAGGACCGTGTTGACGTAACGAATGTCGCCCCTTGTGAGGCGACAATACGTTAAAAGCCATGCTAGGAATTCTTCTTTTGTTCTTGTCATTCCCTCATAATGTGGGGCCTTTCGGCCCCATCCTGTTAGTAGCTGTTCTTCATGCAAGTAGCTTCGGCCAGCATTTTCCAATCCAGGGGATCGGCCTTGACCAGATCAGCAATCTTCTGCGCCATACGCAGGGAGACTTCACGCAGCTGGGCCGCGTTGTCCACCATGAACTGCACCACTGCGTCGCCTTCGCCTTCGTAGAACTCGTACTTGTTGAAGAGCTGACCAGTTTGGTGGATTTGCTTCACGCGCAGAACCTGATCACGCATCGAGTGCATCGCCAGGTCCAGGTAGTGGCAGCGCGATTGCAGCGCAAGCAGGTGCTCGCGGAGCTTGTCCGACCGAACCTTGTCGAAGGTCAGGTTGGTAATGAAGATCACCGAACCTTTGAACTCGAAGGAGTTCGGCACGCCTTCAGCATCCAGTGCCAGCGACTTCGGACCCCAGGTGATCGTCCGGCGGCCGCTATCCAGAGCAGCTTTCAGGACGTTCAGGGCGTCTTCTTCGAAGAGCATGCTGTCGCAGTCGTCGAACACCAGCGTGCAGTCTTCTGCGCTGAACTTGTAGAGCTTGATGTACAGTTGGACTGCCGACATCTTGCCCTTGACCACTTCGTAGCGGATCGGGCTGATCTTGTCAGTACCGAAGTCCAGGTGTTGGCAGTTCAGAGCTTCCAGCGTGCTTTCAACGCCGAAGCTCTTACCGCAGCCGGCCGGGCCAGAGACGATCAGTGCACGGATGTCGCCGCGACCAGCAGCAGCGGACATCAGGTCCAGGATCGAAAAGCGAGTGCGGATCTTCTCCATCACTTGCTCGTCGGTCAGTTCCACGCGAGGAGCAAAGGCCTCGTCCATCGCAGCCGCCATCGGCAGCATGTCG